GCCCCCCCCCCCCCCCCAGAGCGTTTTTCCTCGCCACGTTTAATCATAGCCGCGTGCAGAATAAACCAAGCCGCTTCGCTTACTCGCTTAAATCCGCTCTCTTGGGCGAACTGATCTAACTGGTCATAGAGGACGGGAGAGATGTGAAAATTCAGCCTCTCCTTATCCGGCTTCTCGTCTTTTCTTTTCATATTGTTGGCGCATGAGCAACGACAGCATCGTCCATGATGTAAAAAAAATCAAAAAAAATTGAAATGGGGTATTGACCTCATGCGATATCAATGCGATAAACATCGCAATGGTAGCGCAAAACAAGCGACGTTCAGGGCAACAATATCGGGTCGTCTCCGTAGGTAAATTAGACCGCGAGCTGGTTGATCAACTTCGGGCAGATGCTCGCCAAAATCATCGCAGTTTAAGCGGTCACATTCGCGCCCTTATCCAATCTGCGGTGGCTCAAAACGTGGAGGCGACCCGTAAATGAGCCCTCAACTCGTCACCACCAAGCAAGCCGCCGAAATGCTCCGCATCAGCCGCAACAAAGTGAAGCTGCATTTGCCCGCCGTGAAACTTTCAGCGCACGGAACCCGCTACGACGTAGCCGACATCCATGCGCTCATAGTCAGCAAAAAGGAAAACACATGGACCCAATAACAGTCATCATTGCAACCGGCCTAACCGCCTCCTTCGTCGGCTTGGCATTTTTGTCAGGCCACGAGTATGGCCGCAAGCGCGGCATCGTCACCGAGCGCAACTTGGCCAACCTCCGCGTCAACTCCCTGCTGCGCGAGGAAAACCGCCGCGCACCACGCACTCGGAGGAACCGCAAATGAGCATCCGCCCCACCACCATCGACCGTCGCGGCGAACGGCCCTGTCTTCCGGCAAACGCATTGCTGGCCGTTTGTGAGCGGCTGGCCGAAGGCGGCACGCCTTCGCTCCGCCAGCGCTTCACCACCGCATTGCAGCAACTTCGCAACCGCGTCGCACGATGACTCCGCACCCCCCGGATCAATCGCTCATGGCCATGCTCATTCTCTGCGGCCTCGCGCTGCTTTGCGCCTGGAGCGTCAACACCATTTTGCAACTGCTCCGATGATTTCCAACCTTGAAGGCCTGACAGGCTCGGCCATTAACGGCAAGCCCATCATGGCGACCGGGCATAAGTCGCCTGAGCGGAGCGGCTGGGAGTTGTTGGCGTGGGCAATTTTGGAGCAAGCGGTGGACGATCTGGCCACTTATTGCCGCTACGGGCTCATTGATCCCCAGGGAAACTGCGGGCCGTGGCCATATGAAATGCGGCGGCGGTTCAAAATGCAGCGAGGAAGGTTGGAATGCTTTAACCACAAATCCCGAGCGCAAATTTGTTGCTGCACTGGCCCGCATGAGCACCGGCAGTTACGGGCGTGGTTTATCAGCGGCGAAGCGCAAATCTTTTGCGACTTGATCGGGTGCAATTTGCCCGCTGCGGAAATCTTTGAAAGCACGGTTAAGCATCAAGCAGGAGGCCGGCAATGAGTCACGAAATGGAGATGGAGGACTACCTCGCAGACATGAAGCGCAAGGTTGCCGTGGTCGAGGAACAAAACCAAGCCCTCCGCGAACAGAACAGTCGGCTCACGTTGGCGCTGGACGAAGCAATGGCCATCGCCCGCAAATATCGTGGCGGCAACCAGGAGGAAACACTTTGAGCACTCTCGTAGGGAGAATGCCAGCCGGGGCGGTGGACCTTGGGGGGTTCGCAAAAGCCGCCTCGGTTGGCTATTCCGTCGAAGACTCGATGGCCGCCAGCATCGTGCGCCTTGAGTGCGAGGCCGACGAACTACGGGCCACTATTGCATTGATGGAAGGCGAGCGGGATCTGCTGCGGGTCCAGTTTCGCGCTGCCGAGAATTTGGCCATGGCCCTGGTCAACAGCATTAACAAGCTGAAGGAAGAAAAGGCGGATTTGTTCGTCAAGCTGGTGAACCTACAAGCAGGCAGCCGGCCCGCGACGTTGGAAGAGATCAGAGAGTCGGTCAGGGATAAGTACGACCCCGAGTACGAATTCGGAGGGCGCGACCATGAGTAAGATGAGCCGCGAAAAGGGGAAGCGGGGCGAGCGTCTATGGCGTGACGTGTTGCGTGGCTATGGCTTTGTGGCCGAGCGCGCCGGATACAAGCAAGCGGCCTTTGGCGGTGGTGGTGCTGACGTGGAGGACAACAGCGGTCTGTGGTGGGAGGTCAAGTTTGTCGAGAAGCTCAACGTGCGCCAGGCATACGAGCAGGCAGCCGTGGCTGCGGCTTTCGACAAGCCGCCGGCCGTGGCCCACAAGACCTCGAGCAAGCCGTGGCTAGTGACGATGGCAGGGGAAGATTTTCTTTTGATTTTGCAGAAGCTCAAGGCGGCCGAAGTGCTGCCGGCTGACGCACAACAGCAATCCGCCGGGTGCGCCGGATAGCTGAACAACTAAGCACCAATAGAAAAGAGAACACACATGGCAAAGATACCAGAATCAAGCGGCGGCGGATTGGCGGACATGGGGCCACCACCACCGGCCGGAACCTACCTCGCAGTTTGCACCGACGTGATCGATCTCTACGGAGTGGATCGCAAGAAGTATGAATCCGAGGAAATGGAGAAGGTGGACGTGACGCGCTTCGTCTTCGGTGTGAAGACCAAGAGCGGCCAACTCCACAAGATTGCCACCCGCGAGATGAAGATCACCAGCGGGCCGAAGGCTAACCTGACCAAGTTCATCAAAGCATGGACAGGCGAGGTGCCAAAAGCGGGCTGGGACACCGAATCCCTCAAGGGCCAGGGCGCGCAGATCACCGTGTCGGCCGAGGAGGCCCGCAACGGCAAGACCTACAACAACATCACGGGCATTGCCCCGGTGTTGGAGGACTACGCGGACAAGGTGCCGGCGGTCAACGCCTTCGCCAAAGTCGGTGGTGACTCGTCACCTAAGTCGGATGATTCCGACCTCGAGGTGCTCGGGCCGGTCAAGGGCGGAGATCCGTTCTGAGGAATAGGGGCGGGGAGGCAACGCGGCCAACTTTCGACGGGAAGCCGCAGCCCCTCCGCCCCGCAACCCTTACGATTGCAATGGCTATCATAACACGCCCCGCAATGAGCGGGTCACATTGGTATTCACTGGACGGAAAACCGTGCCACACGGTGCCGACCAAGGACGGCGGAGACACCCGCAACACAACGCTGCGCGATGCGCGCAAGCTGAACCTGTTGCCATCGGTCACAAACATCATCGACATTTTGGACAAGCCGCAACTGACCAAGTGGAAAATGCGCGAAGTGGCCAAGGCGGCCATCGTCATCCCTGGGCCGCAGGGCGAGGAGCCAGTGGAACGGTTTGCAGATCGCGCCATTGAGCACGCGATGAGCCAGGTGACCCAGGCGGCTGACCTCGGGACCAAGATACACAACGCGATCGAGAACCTGATGCGCGGCAGCGCCGAGGAGCCGAGCGAGGAGATGCGGCCATTCGTTAAGCCGGTGCTAGAGTGGATGCGGTCTGTCGGCGTCAAAGTCACGCATTCCGAAATTGTCCTGGTCAATGCGGTGCATGGCTTTGCCGGCCGCGTGGATGCGCTGTTCACCTGGGGCGATGGCTTCGGGAAGATGGGTATTTGCGATTTTAAGACAAAAAAAACAAAGCCCGACGAGAAGGTTGAAGCCTACGACGAGCACCTCCTCCAGCTTGCAGCTTACGCGGCCACGCATTACGGCCCCCAGCACCTCAAGCACGTTGTCGCGGCCAATCTCTTTATCAGCAGCACCGAGCCGGGCCGCCTCGAGGTGGTCAAGCACGACAAGGAGAAGATGGTCGCGGCCTATGAGGCGTTTTGCCAGATGTGCGCGGTGTGGCGCTTTCGGAAGGGGTATGACCCGAGGCCGCAGACTGAGATGAAGGAGGCGGCATGAACGAAGAACTGCGGCAATATTACTTCATCGTCGAGCGGCCGGTGGGCAGCAACATCTGGACGTTTGCATCAATGGCGTGCGAGCAGGAGGCGGCCAATAGCAAGGCTATTGCCATCTGCAACGAGCGCAAGACTTGCACGCGCATTGTTTCGGCCATGCTTCCGAAGCAGGCGGACAGCGGATGCTTCTACGCGCTTCTGTGTGACAACGACACGCAGTTTGTCGGGGTGGAAGGAGGTGCAGAGTGAGCGAGTCAGACAATGATTGGACCGCAACTCCTGACTATATGCGGGAGCTTCATAAGGATCAGTTGCAAGCCCTGCAACTTTGCGGGTCGGAGGCGTTGGCGAAGGCGTGCGTGGATGAGTTTGATTACGCCCTCAAGTTAGACACAGGCGAAATCTTTCGCTTTACTGGAGCGCGAATCATCAATAGCGCGTGGGTCCACATTACTGGCATCGGTGAAAGCCGCGCAACATGGGGCCACGAGCGCGGAATAGACATCCGCGTGTCCAGCATCGTCTGGGTTATGGATGCGCCGGAGGGAAGTTAGTTATGGAAGCAACTAACTACATCGACAGCGCCATCCTGCGCCTAGCCAAAGAGCGCAACGAGGCGCGCAACTTGGCCAAGCAGTTGTTCTGGGCCTTGCCGGCCGGCGGCGGACACATGGACGAGCAGACGGTGAATGCGGCCTACTACCAGTTCATCAAAGCGAGCCGGGAGTGGAAGGAGGGCGGCGAGTGAATGAAACCCATCGCCATCCAAGACACAACTACCCGCGAAAAAGCCCAGAATGGGCGCGGGTGGAGCGAGGACGGAACGAGCTACACGCTGGATGCGGCGGCTACGCAGGGGGTGGCGATTCCCATCAACGGCATGACGCTCAACAAGGAACTGCGAGACAAGCAAATGACGGGCGTGGGGCAGGAGGGCGACCCGATGTTTGCTGTGCGCTCAAGCGGCCAGCAGCACGCAGTTGGGTTTTATTCCAATCAAGGATCATTGGGCCAAGGAAACAACGAGGAGTTGTCGCCAACGCTCAAAGCGGCGGAATCAACAAACCACGCTGCGGTCGCTATCGCGTTCGACACAACGCAGATAACAAGCCCAAGCAACTATTCAGCGCCCAAGGATGGGGGGCCATGCCATCCTCTTGCAGCAGGGGCGCATCCGCCAGCGATTGCGTTTGGCGGCGACATAGCCAGAACCCTGCAAGCCCGCCACGACTCATCGCCCTGCGCGGATCGCGGGATGGATGTCGTGGCGCAAGAGGCCGTGCAAGTTCAGTGGGCTTCTGGTGGGGGGCAACTGGAAAACCCAACAGCACAGGCTTTGCGGTCTGGAGCGGAGCACAATTACCAATTTCTGCGGCAAGCAATGGCCGTCCGCAGACTCACCCCGCGAGAGTGCGAGCGATTGCAGGGATTTCCCGACGATCACACACTCATCCCGTGGCGCGGCAAGTCGCCGCAGGACTGCCCGGATGGGCCGCGCTACAAGGCGCTGGGAAACAGCATGGCCGTTCCCTGCATGGCGTGGATTGGCAAGCGCATTGCCGCGCAGCACAAGGAGGGCGTGCGCTACCTCTCCGTATGCAGCGGGATCGAAGCGGCCTCGGTCGCATGGGAACCGCTGGGCTGGGAGCCTGCGGCCTTTGCCGAGGTGGAGAAGTTTCCGAGCGCAGTCTTGGCGCATCACTGGCCGCAAGTGCCGAACTTGGGGGACATGACGCGCCATGAATCATGGAACTTGGGAGCAATCAACCTTCTGGTCGGAGGAACGCCTTGCCAATCCTTCAGTGTCGCCGGCCTCCGCAAAGGACTCCACGACCCGCGAGGTGGACTCATGCTTACATTTCTTGAGATCGCTCAACGTCAGCGGCCTCGATGGATTGTCTGGGAAAACGTCCCCGGCGTCCTGTCATCAGACGGAGGAAGGGATTTTGGAGCCTTCCTTGGGGCGTTGGGGGCATTGGGGTATGGGTTTGCCTACCGGGTGCTGGACGCACAGTGGTTCGGAGTGGCCCAGCGCCGTCGCCGTGTGTTCGTTGTCGGATGTCTTGGAGACGGGGCCGCTGCCGCAACGGTTTTATTTGAGTCAGAAAGCGTGTGCCGGAATCCTGCGCCGAGCAGAGAAAAGGGGCAAGGAGTTGCCGCCGATGCTGCGGGAGGCGTTGGAGACGGTCGCTGGCCCGCATCCGTTGCCGCAACTTTGCGAAGAGAAAACGGAAGTCCCGGCTACGCAAATCAAGACATCTTTGCACAGGGGGGGGCTAATCTAGTGCCATACACAGTCGGAGCACTGACAGACGGCGCGCACCAGGGGGGGGGGCTTAACGGCCAAGATGCCTACACGGGCCGCATATTTGCCTGCGCTCGCCAACCCGCTGACGGCGCGGATGGGCAAAGGAATCAACACGACCTTGGACGAGGGGCAGACGCCGATTGTGGAGGCTAAACGATGACCAACAGCAAATTCCTCGCCTGGTGCCGCAACCCGAACCGCCGCAAGAAGGTGGCCGGCAGCCTGCACTCCCAGATTTACCATTGGGCCTGTCTGCTGCGGGACGATGGCGTTACTCACCCTCGGGCCTATCGCATCATCCGGCAGATGGTGGATGCGGTGCGGGAGGACACGGCACGCTTTACGCCGGATCGGGAGATCCTGTCGGCTATCCAGACGGCCTACGAGGTGACGCCTTCGACCGGCACGGCGCGCAGGCGGCCGTGGCCGGTGCCGAATCGCACACTGCAAGGCGAGTGCCGCCGGCTGTCGAAGGCTCGCGGCTGGACGTTGGAGAAGTTGCGGGAGGCTTCGGCCTTTACGGTCAAAGACGCGCTCGAAGCCGACCCGTGGTTCTTTTTGGCGGACATGGTGGGCAAGGGCGCATTGGTTTGCATTGGCCAGGGCGTGGCCAAGTTTGAGACGTTGCCGCTCGAGGAGGTGCGCGGACAGCTTCACCTGTGGGAGTTCGTCGTGCCGAACGCCATGTCGGCCCGCGAGGGCAAGCGGAAGTCGGACGGCGAGTTGTCGGCGCACACCTTGGACAACACGGGGCCACGCCAGAATATCGTAGTTGAGTTCGATGACGGCGCTACGCCAGACGAGCAGGCAGCCAGGCATATTTGGCTCTCCGAATACCGCAAGCTGCGGATGGTGGTCTTCAGCGGCAGCAAATCCCTGCACGGCTGGTATGTGGCCAAGGACGAGGCCGAGGACCGCAAATTCATGGAGGAGGCCGTGCGCTTGGGCGGCGACCCGAAGACCTGGCTCAAGTCACAATTTGTCCGCCTGCCTAATGGGCAGCGGGAGGATGGAACAATTCAACGAGTGGAGTTTTTCGATGCGTAAGATTCACAAAGCACAACCAGCCGGCGAAGCGGCCTACATGGAAACCAAGGGCATGGACGAGGACGAAGCGCCGAAGATCCACACGCTGAAGGTGGCCGATGATCCGGAGGAAGGCTTTCAAGACAGCTTGCCGCCTTGGCTCAAGGGCAATGACCTCTTTGCGCTCAAGGCGCAGACCCCGGGGCTGTTGATCTGCGGCCCAAACGGTGGCGAAGAAGGGGCCATCCTGCGGCAGAAGCGCAAACTGGTCATTGGTGGTTCGTCCAAGATGGGCAAAACGTGGACTCTATGCGACTTGGCCCTGGCGGTGGCCTCGGGCGGGAAGTGGCTGGGCAAGTTCAAGTGCGAACAAGGGGCGGTGCTCTACGTCAACCTCGAGCTCGACGGCTGCACGGCGGCCCGACGCATGGAGTGGATCGCCACGTTCCGCGAGGTGGCCGTGGACGGCAAATTGCCGCCAGAGATCCACGACAACCTCCTGACGTGGAATCTGCGGGGTAAGTGCTACGACCTTTCCATTATGCTTTCTGCGGCCCGCCAGAGGGTCAAGGAGGTGCCTGGTGGGCTCAAGGTCATCATCCTCGACCCGATCTATAAGACTTATGGCGGGCGCGATGAGAATGCGGCCGGCGACATGGCCAGCCTGATGCTTGAGCTCGAGCAGTTTGCCGACGAGTGCGGGGCGGCAATTTGCTTTGCGGCACACTTTTCCAAGGGCAACCAGGCGGGCAAGGATGCCATGGACCGCATCTCGGGGTCAGGGGTGATGGCCCGCGACCCTGATGCCATCGTGACTTTCACCCAGCACGAGGAGGAGAGTTGTTTTGTCATGGAGTCGAGCCTGAGGGAGTTCGCCCCGGTGCCGGCCACGGTCTTCGAGTGGGCCTGCCCGGTGCTTAACCCAAGGGATGACTTGGACTCGGCCAAGCTGCGGCAGCCGGGCAAGGCTGGGGTGAGCAAGGCACCCGAGCGGGCCGACGCGGTCAGGGCGGCCCTGGTGGCCAATGGCGGCGAGTTGCCGAGCCGCTCGGCGCTGACGGCAGCGATCAAATCGGGTGGCACCTTTCCCGACAATAATGCCATTGCGGCATGGCGGAAATGCATCAAAGACCACCCGAAAGCATTGGCCGAGGTCGGCGTAGAAGTGGTCGCTTTGGACAACGGAAAAGACCCGATTTGGCGTCTGAAATTGGCCGATAGAAAGCCCTCAAATGACCCCTTTTGACCCCCCTCAACCCCCCCCCTACGACCCTTATAGTATTAAGTATGGGGTAGGGGGTTCCCGTAAGACCAAGGACGGACGTTCCTTTCGTCACGTCCGCCCAAGGTCTGTAGGGCCGAACCCGAATGGCTAACAAAACCAATGAAAAAGACACGCAAAGCAAAGTTGGCCGAACTACGAGAGGGCAGGCCAAGCCTCAACAATGGCAGACCGGCAGAATGGTTGGTTGCGGCAGTCGGCCAAGATGTGGCCGAGGCGGCCGTATTGTTTGCCGCTGCGTCTGTTGAGATTGCCGGGGTGACCCTACGGCTAAATGAGGGGAGGGCGGCGTGAGGAAATCGGAAGCGTGCCTATGGAAGCGGGGTTACGACTCCGAGCGCCAGGCTTTGCGGGCGAGCAAGTATTTCCCAGATCAGGACACTTACCTTTGCGTCTATTGCTGCAAGTGGCATCGCCGCTCACCGGCATCAGTAGAACACAACGCCAGGCACTTTGCCCAACTGCGGGCCAAACAGATACGACGGGCAAGGAGGGAATTTAGCTTATGATTGACATTCGACGCTTCGCCAGCATGGGAGAAAACCCGCTGGATAAACTAGAAACCTCCCACCGGCCAGACATGGCCGGCGAGATCGACACCCTTGCCCAAGAGTGGGCCGAGGACTTGGATCTGGTTGCCTGGCAAGTCGAGGCGCTGGCCCTAATGTTGGCCGAATACCATTTGCGCGAGAGCCGGGAGACGGCCAGCCGGATGCTTATCCCTATCGTCACCTATCTGAACGAGGCGAAGGGCAACAAGACGCTGCGCTATTACGCCTTTCTGCTGGCGGCGGGCGACACCTCGATCACCTTGGCGCATTCCTACTCGGAGTTGGCCCGCAAGATCGGCGTGACCAGGGCCGCACTATCAAAGGCCGTCATTGAAATGCAGGGCCAGCTTGGGCTCACGGCCCATAACGGATTTCAAAAGAGCGAGCAGGCCCGCGAGAGTTCGCGGAAAGCCGCGCACCGTTCTTGGAACAAACGACAGGGAGACAAGGAGAACACACACAATGAATAAAGAGATCGAGAAGGCGGCAGCGCAGGCGCTGGCCGAGGACATTAACAGCAAGCATCAGGCCATCATGGCCCTTGTGGACGGCGTAAAGGACACAGCCAAGGAGATTGGCTCAATCGCCAACGAGGTAGGCATGGCACTGACCAGCGCCCGCGATACCATTGGGCCAGCGTTTCAGCATTGGCTGCGGGAGAACGTGACGATCAGCACGGCAGTGGCCGAGCGATACATTCGCCATCATGCCCATTACCATCCTGACCAGTTGTTCTTGCCTGGCTTCAAGATGATCGAGGACCGAGCCAGCGTGGTCGCACAGGCCAAGGCTAACGCTGAATCGGGGGGCGAGGGCGACCAACCCAAGCAGGACGAAGTGCCTGACGTGAGCGTGAGGGACATTGCCGCCGGGTGGGTATACGATGCGCGGCGCTGGTTCTCGCAACTGATCCACAAGCTGCCGCCTGAGTCTATGAGCGCAGAGCAGATCGAGGACACGCTGCGCGTGGTCAAGCCGGTGAGGGACATGATCTGGGCCTACGAGAAGCGCCTGGTTGCACTGAATGGGGGGCAATAAGGTGGCCAAGCCTATTGATAATGCACTAGGAGTCTTCTCAACCTACAGAGCGCGAGGAGCTTGCGACGCGCACCGTTTTGGCGAAAATTTACATCGATTTGCTCATCTAAAAGACAGATCGGCGGGCCATCAGTCTCAATAGCATGACCGTCCCACAGCAAATTGCAGAAAAGTTCAGCCTGACTGTCGGCAGGGTCAGCCAGTTAAAAAAAGCGGGCGCACCCACCAAATCCTTGGCGCTTTTTGAAGAATGGTATTACGCGAACGTCACTGGCAACCGCCGGGCGCGACGATCTGTTAGCGCGGCAGAAGAGCCGACCGATTGCGATGCGGAAAGCCGCGTGACGCAAGCCCATGCAATGGTGGCCAAGAACCACGCGCTTTGGCTCGGAGCGGCAGAGGCTGGCCAAGTGCGTGAGGCGTGCGAGCTTCAGAAAGCGTATTCGTTATCATGCAAGGACGCTTCTTATGCCGAGGGCGAGTTCGTCGAGTGGCAGAGACGCATGGGAACACTCATGGACAAGACTGCAATTTTGGCCGCGTTTGACGCCTCATTTGATAGCTGCCTCAAGCGTTTACACCGTGATCACCCAGACGCCGGAAAACTAGTGGAGGATGCGTGTCAGATTTTCTCGGCAAAATTAAACAATCGCTAAACGGCGGCGACTTAGCCGAGGCCATTGCCCGACGAGCCGCCCCACCGCCAAAGCAAAGCGTGGTGGAGTGGGCCGAGAGCAATTTACACATTGGCAGCACCGCGCACCTTCATGGGCCGTATCGGACTCGGGAGACGCCTTACATCCGCGAGCCCCTAGAGACTTTTGCCGACCCGAACATCCGCCGGCTGGCCTTGGTGTGGGCCGCGCAGTCGGCCAAGACCACGCTCATTCTGTCGGGCATTGCTTACCGTCTTGATCAGAACCCATCGCCCTGCCTTTGGGTCATGCCGTCCACGCACTTAGCTCGGTCATTCAGCAAGTCGCGCTGGCTGCCGTTGATTGAGTCCAGTGACACGCTACGGCAACACAAGCCGGCCAACGGCGATGATCTTACCGTTCTTGAACAAAAGTTTAGCAACGGCATGAACGTTTATTTCACGGGCAGCAATTCTCCTTCTAACCTTTCCTCGCGCAGTATTTCGCTCCTTGCCCTAGACGAGATGGACAAGTTCGCTTCTAAGGCGGGCAAAGAGGCCAGCCCGATCCAGTTGGCCGAGGCGCGGTGTGTCACCTTCCCTGACCACCTCATTATTTGCACCTCGACCCCAACCTACGAGGACGGGGCCATCTGGTTGGAATACATGAAGGGCGACAAGCGCCGCTACTTCTTGCCGTGCCGCGACTGCGGAGAGATGCAGGCCCTAGAGTGGGAGTCCATCAAGTGGGATCAGTCGGCCAAGCTCGATGGTGGCGATTGGGACATGGAGCGCGTGGCCCAAACTACCTTTTACCATTGCGTGAAATGCGGATCGCCGCACCCGCCGAGCTACAAAAAGAACTGGCTTGAGGCCGGCGAATGGAGGGCAACGGACTTTTCAGCCGACAAAACTCGGCGCAGCTACCATTTATCTGCCCTGTATTCGCCTTGGCGACCTTGGCCCGAGCTGGCCATCAAGTTCCTTCAAGACCGCGAGACGCCAGGCGGCTTGCAGGATTTCTTCAACCGCGAGCTGGCCCTGCCTTGGAAGCCCGCCGGCTCATTGATCACCACGGCCATGATCCGTGAGCGGGTGGACGCCTCGCCTCGTTACGTCATCGGGCAACCGCCCGAGGGCAAGATGTTGGGCCGCATCATGTCCGTGGACGTGCAGCAAACCGAATTGTGGTGGATCATCCGCGAGTTGCACGAGGATGGCAGCAGCTACTTGGTTGATTATGGCGCAGCGATTGGCTGGGACTTAATCATGGAAAAGTTTCGTCACTACAAATGTTTCAAGGGGGTAGTAGATTCGGGCTATGCCGCCAAGACCCCGGCGGGAGTTTACGATTTTGTCGCCCGCTCGGGTGGCCTCTTTTGCGCGGCCAAGGGGCGCACGGTTAGCCAGGGACTGCGGGAGCCGTGGAAGTTCCAGCAGATTTTGGGTGCGGGCCACAATATCTGGATGCTGCAATTCGACGCCGAATTCTGGCAGGCGAGGCTTTACCACGATGTGCTCCGCGACGGGCGCGGCAAGTGGTATTTGCCGCGAGACATCGCCAAGGACTACGTTGGCCAGTTGCAGGGGGAGGCGTTGATTGAGAAAGAGGGGGTGGCCAAATGGGCGCGGTTGGGGCCGAACCACCTTGCCGACTGCGAAAAGATGGGCCTTGTCCTGATCGACAGCATCATGTCGCAGTATTCGGCGTCACAGCCCGCCTCTTGACACAACCGTCTTGAGCGTGACGGACGCCGCCATTTTATCCGAAGTATTCAGCGCAGCCGAACTGGCGCAACTCAAGGCGTCCTGCAAAGCGCAGATCCTGTCCGGCGGGGCCAGCCAGGCGTTTGTGGTCAGCTCCAGCGTCGGCGGGCGCAGCGTCACCCTTCAGCAAACCTATTCCTGCTGGGATATGCTGGGCTTGATCGAAACAGCCCTCGCCATCAACGCCGGCACGATCGGCAACTCCCGCGTCACCCAAATGCGCTTTCCAAATAGAACATGAAGACCAAATTTGTTGACCGCGTGGCCGCAGCCTTCGGGTTTTCGCGCATGATCGAGGCCGCCAGCCACCGCAGCGAGGAACGCGGCTGGGTTTACGCGCAGGCGCAGGACTCTAAAGTTGACCTTTCCTCCTATGACCGCACCCGCCTGATGGCATTATCGCGCAAGTGTTTCTACAACAACGCGATAGTCAGGGGCGCGGTGCGTGATAAAGCGATGTATTCCGTGGGCAGCGGCATCGGCATCCGTCCGCAAGCCATGTCTGGCGACCAGGCGTGGGATGATGCGGCAGAGCAGTGGTGGGAAAACTGGGCGCGCTCGCCCGAGATCAGTGGGCGGCACGATATGCGCTCGCTTCAGATGTTGGTTTCCGAGGCCATTGACCGCGACGGCGAAATCTTTGCAGTCCTAACCGCCAAAAGCGATGGCGCTCCTGCCGTGCAGATCGTCGAATCTCACCGCATTGAGTCGCCCGACACGGCGGCGGGCAATGCCGGGGTGGTGGATGGCGTCAAGCTAGACAAGTTTCAGCGGCCTCTGGGCTATTTTATTGGGGAGGGCGACGAATACCCGCGCAGACACCGCGAGGTAAAAGCGGACGTGATGCTGCACGTCTACGAGCCCGAACGCTCCGACCAGGTGCGCGGCTACCCTGCCATTGGTGTGGCACTGAACAGTGTTTTGGACCGCGACGAATTGCTCCGCTTTGAAATGATGGCGGCCAAGGCTGGGAGCAGCATCGGCCTCGTTATCAAAAACGCCACGGGGAACATCGGGGCAGAAGGGTTCCTTGGTGACTTTAGCAAAGACAGCAGCGGCAACTTGACCCGCGAAACCATTTTCGGCGGCGGGTTAGTGCCGCGCATGAAGTCTACGGAGGACATTCAGTCTTTCGTAATGAATAGGCCGAACGAGAAGTTAGACAAACACCTTGAGCAATACATCCGGGCAGCGGCCATTGGCCTTGGCCTGCCTTACGAGTTTGTCTGGGACACTTCGGCCATCGGCGGCGTGGCGCAGCGGTTTATCATTCAAAAGGCCGCAAGATGCTTTGCCGCCCGGCAGGATGTGCTGGTAAATGCCTTCCTGTCGAAACTCTGGCGCTACGCTATTGCCCGCGCTATTTCTCGCCGCGAGTTGCCAATGGTCGCTGGCTGGCAGCAAGTGGGATGGCAGACCCCGCGCAGCATCACCGTGGACGTGGGCCGCGAGGCTGCGGCGAGAAGGGATGACGTAAAGGCCGGTTTGATGACCCTGGCCGACTTCTTTGGCGAGCAAGGTCTGGATTGGAAAGAGGCCGTGGCTGAGATTGCCGCCGAGCGCGACTTTGCTGCGGACTTAGGCGTAATCATCGGCGTCGAGCAGGCGCAACCGCAGGCAGTGATCGTTGAAGAACCGCAAGCGCCCGCAGTGGCCGAGCCACAGTTGGAGATTAAGCAAGAACCAACAGAACTTGCCCTGCCCAAAAAGCGCAAGCGTCTCTATCGCCGCAAGAAGACCGACAAGCCGACCCCTTGACATGAGGGCAAGCGAGTATGGACTCGCTAAAATTTGAAGGCATCAGTGTGGCAACGGTCGGCCCTGCACTTGGTCACGCCATGATGGTTGATGACGTAACACTGTTGCAGGCCGAGGAGGCCGGCAAACAGGGCAGCCCGGTCAAAGTCTTTGTGGATCACGACGAAAGCATTGATTCCCTCATCGGCTTCCTAGCCAATTTTCGCATTGTCGAAGACCAGCTCCGCGCCGACCTAGAGCTTCTTGGCTCACATCCGCAGGCAGCTTTTTACATGGAGATCTTGAACAAAGCACCGAACCGCGTTGGCTTCAGCATGACCTTTAGTGGCCAGCCCGACGAGCAGGACGGCAAGCGTTTTGCCAGGGTGGCCGAGCTGGTCAGCGTGGATCTGGTTAGCCGCCCGGCAGCCAATCCTGACGGTGTATTTCGCGCAGGATCAGAACCCGAGGCCGCGCCCAAAGTTGACACTGCGCTAGACGATATGCCTATGCATCCTGAGAAAAAAGAAGACGAGTTTGACGCTAAAGCAGCGTTTGAAGCTCTCAGTGCCACCGTTTCCGAACTCGCTGAAGCCGTCAAGGCCATGCAGCCAGACGAGGAGAAGGACGAAAAGCCCGAGGTTGATTCTGAGATGGCCGCCAAATTGGAAGCCGTCACCAGCAAGCTCTCTGCCTTGGAAGTTGAACTCGCCGCTCGCGGCGACAACGCCATCTCTGGCAACGGTTCCGCCGTTTCCGTTGAAGAGGCCTACGCCGCCGGCGACCGCGCCACTAAATTTGAAATCGTTCGCAAGGCTCTTGAAGCCCGCGACTTTTCTCTCATCAGCAAACTCAAAAACAACAAGTAAAACATCATGGCTTCCATCACTGGTCTAAACGACGACATCATCAGTTCAGCGGCGCTCAAAGCGTTTGTTGATTCCCTGCATCCCCTGTCCGCTTTCAGCGTTAACTACAACGCCGAAGCAGCGCGCAAGGGCGAAGTGGTAAGCATTCCGCTCATTAGCTCAATCACTGCCTCGACTTTCAACAACACCTACGAAGGTGCTGACGGAGACGTGACCCTCACGGCCCGCGAAGTCACCATCGACAAGCATTTCTTGTCCACGGTTGATTTCACGGACACCCAGTGGGCTAAGTCCTCGGCTCTCACCCCTCAGATGCTGGCCGACATCGGCGCAGAGCAGGGGCGTGCGGTTGCCCAGGCGTTCATCAGCTCCGTCTGGAGCATGATCACCACGGCCAACTACGGCGCGGCGGTTGCTAGCTTCACCTCGGCCTCCTTCAGCATGGCGGAAGTCCGCAAGGCTCGCTTGGAGTTGACCAAGGCGAAAGCCCCGCAGAATGACCGCTCGCTCTTCTTGGAGCCCGAGGCCTACGACGCGCTGCTGTCCGACAGCACCAACATCCTCGCCAACTTGAACTTCGGTTCTGAAGGTGTGCGCGAAGGTGTGGTCCGCCGTTTGGCCGGCCTGAACGTCTACGAGTCCACCCTGATCCCGGCGACCAACGTCGGAACCAGCATCACTCTGGCCGCTTTCGCGGTGCATCCCTCGGCCATCGCCGTGGCGATCCGCACCCTTCAGCCCCAGGCTCCTTCAGAGTACCTTGAGGCCCGCACCATCGTTGATCCTGTCAGCGGCATTGGGCTCGGATACCGCCGTCACTATAATACGGCAAATGGCACTCACTTCTTGAATTTTGAGGTAGTCGGAGGCTACACCTATGGTGTGACCGCCGGCCTTAAGATCTTGGCTAAGAAGGCCTAATCACTGGTCTGGTTGTGTGTTCGCAAGCCCCCGGCATCAGCCGGGGGCTTTGCTTTTGGCTTGGTTGACAAGCGCGCCGTGCGCGAATGACCACACAACATTCTTTGGCGTTGGTCGCTATTACGGGCAATAGCGAGTCGTACATCGGGCGTTTTATTGAGAGCTTCCAGAAGCTCACGCCGCACATTTACATCGTGCGGGCCTGCGGGGCCAGGGAGCCAGACCGCTCCCTAGACATTGCCCGAGAAATGGGCTGCAAGGTGGGCGAATACAAAAACGCCGAGGCGTTCCAGTTTTGGGACCATGTGGACAACTTCGCCAACGCCCGGCAAATGGCCACCGAGATGGCCCAGGCAGACGGCCACCAGTGGCTAATGTGGGCCGACACGGACGATATTATTGAGCAAGAGTCCTGCGAGATTATCAGGCAGCATCTCTCTGACACGGCTGCCACAACCTCGTTGGCTCTAATTCCCTACCGCTTGACCAACAACGGCCTCAACCTCCTGCGCGAGCGCGTCTGGAAGGCCGGCACGGCACGCTGGGAGGGTGCTGTTCACGAACATCTTGAGCCATTCGACAAGTCAGGGGAGGGCCAAGTGCGCTGGGAAGACGCTCGCATCGTCCACGCACCTGACGAAAAAAAGGATGCCGCCGCCGAAAAGCAGGGCAACAGCCGCAACTGGCGCATCCTGTCTAGCCAGCCTGGCTGGGAGAAAGACCCACGCTGGCTGTTCTACGGCAGCCTTGAGCATTTCGGCATGAAGGAGGACGCCCGAGGCATGGAGTTGGCCATCGAGGCGCTGAAACATGAGACGCTTTCTGGCGATGAACGCTACGAGCTTTATTTGCAACTGGCCATGCGGACACCCGTGTTCCCCGCAAAGAAGTCACTGCTCCATGAAGCCTACAGGGTCAGCCCTTGGCGCAGGGAAGCTCTGGCGCAGCTTGCCGCCATCAGCTTAGACAACGACGAGGCGCAAAACGCCTTGGCTTATGCCAGGGCTTTTATGGCCCTGCCAGTGCCTGAGATCGTGCCGTGGACTCACCGCCCGGTGGTTTATGGATTCGGAGGCGTCGGCCTCTATGCCTGTACCCTGCGCGCCAACGGCGACACCAAGCGCGCCGACCAGTTTGAATTGGATTGGTTCAAAAAGTGTGGTGGCAAAATAAGCGTTTGCCATCCTACTCGGGGGCGTCCGCTACAAGCCGCCGAGACGCGCAAGAAATGGCTAGAGGCCGCCAAAGACCCGCAGTCCGTGGAATACATCTTTGGGTTTGCCGAGGACGATGACGAGACGCGGGACATCTTGGGGCGCTTCAAACACGCGCTATCTCCCGCCGGCCTCATGGGTCAAGTGGGCGGCAATGCAGTGGCCAACTACAATGCGGCGGTCAAGGCGTCCACGGGTCAGATCATCGTGACCGCTCAGGATGACATCGAGCCGCCGCTCTTTTGGGACGAGCTTGTTTGGCAGGCGCTAGAGCCGCACCTCAAGCGGCCCAAGGTTTTGGGCATCAAAGACGGCCACCGCAACGACGGCCTCATGGTCACTTTCATTTGCACGCGGCCAACGCTGGGCTGGCTTGGCAACGACGGCGGCATCTTGTCCGGTGATTACCACGGCATCTATTCCGACACCGAATTTTCCCACCGTGTCCGCAAGGCCGGCATTGTCTTGGACACTGACATTGTGTTTCTCCACAACCACCCAGCCTTTGATCCCAAGGTCGCCACGGATGCCATCTACGATGTGGAAAACTCAAACGAGGCTTACAAATTTGGAGCAGAAGTGTTTAAGCGCAGGAACCCTGACTTCCTTGACTCCAAGCCATAGAGCATGGCCACGCAACTCGACACCGCGCACGTCCTAGGCATCGGCGCGATCACTGACATTGGCGGCGAGGTAGTCACCATTGGCGACATCGCTTACCGCGCCATTGTCGGCAGCCTAGATGAGCGCGACGAGTTGGCCGAGGGCGGCGTGCGGCAGATCCGCAGCGTGCAACTGGGCCTGCCTGCCAGCGCATTCCTGCCGAGCTTTGGCAGCGTGACCAATGCCGTGCCGACCATTTGGAGCCGCATCACGGTGCGTGACCAAGAGCTGCAAGTGCTGGCCGTGAACCGTGACGCTGCCGTGGTCGAGATCACTGCCGGCGGGCTGGCAGAGTAACCCTATGGAAGTTGTCGTTGACGTGCAGCAGTTTGCCGACTTGATCCCTCGGCTGGCTAAAGCAACAGGCAAAACTCTTGCTGATGTGGTTAAGCAGCAAGCCAAGTTGCTTTTGCGAGGCTCTGGCGGTGGCCGCGACGAAGGCCTTATTCCATACACGCCACCCGCCGAAGATCAGGGTGGCCAAAAAATGCAAAACGCAGTGGTTGAGCGAGACATTCGCCGCGTCTTTGTAACCAAAGGAACGGCAAGCCAGATCATTAAGCGCGCAGGCGTGCGCGGGGTGGGCGTGGCCTTTAACCGATACATCAAGGCCAACAACTTAAAAAAAGCCATAGACCTTCTTAACGGACGCCTAGACAAAACAGTAAAAGCCAAGGGATACACTCGGCAACAAAAGGGCAAGGCGGTTAAGGTCAAGTCTTACTCGCAAACGAGATCGATAGAAATAAGCCTCAACAACGCACGCCTGGGCAAAATTACCACGGCCCAACAAAAACCAAGCCGCGCCGTTCACAAAAGCCGGCAACGCGGCGAGCGGACTTTTGTCGGCGGCAAGCAGTGGTCGCAGTTGGTCTTAGAAAACGGCAGTTTGGCGCAATACATCAAAGCGCGGCAACGCAACGTCGGCACGCTCAAGGCGGGTTGGCGACCCGCTGCGGATGCCCTCGGAATCACGGGCTTGCCCAAGTACGTCAAAAACGCACCACACGCCAACGGAAGTTTTAATGCCGACCTACAGGGCGACAACCCATCGGTGACCCTGGTTAATTCGGCGCGCACCATAAACCGCCAGCTTAACAGCGTCCTAGGCCGAGCCCTTGAGGGTCGAAGGATTCGCATGGCTGCGGACCTCAAAAACAAACTGGCAGCAGCACTGGCCAAACCATGATTGCCCGCGAGCTAGAAACCCATCTGGCCAACTGGCTCATCTCAGGAGTCAGCGGGACAAGCCTTTCTGGCGTTTCAATTCGCCATGCCGTTCCTGCCGACCCGCTGGCCATGCCGTGCGTTATTGTGGCCAATGCCGGCTCGGATCTGATCGAGGGCGGCGTGCGTTCGGGCAGCCGAGTGACAATGGATTTCAGCGTAATGTCATCGGCCAATGGAGGAGCGGGCTGGCAAACTGCCCACAAAAACAGAGTGGCGGCCCTTTCTAACAGGCTTGACGATACCAACACCAATGCGGCGATTGTCTATGTAAACGCGGCACAGGCCGATCTGACCCTGTACGGTTGGAACTTGGTTGAGCTTGAGGGCAACACGGCCCCAAATATTCAAACCGACACGATCCGTATTTCCACCGTGGCAGGGGATCGCATCGCCACCTCTCCGGCAGGACCGACTAGCGCCTCTCCGCAAACCTACAGTCTGCGGCATGAAATTGAGCAAATAGTCGCAGCCCATTTGCAGGCCGAGTTGCCAGGCGGCGTGACTGATTACTACACGGTCTATCCGCAGTATGCCGAAACGGCACTGCCAGCGCAGCGCATTGTGGTTTCCTGTCTAACAGCCATGCGACCCTTTGCCCAACTAGCCCGGTGGTCAGCCAATGTGACCATTGAGGTAGTCACGCCAGGGGAAAGCGCGACTACGCATCAAGGGGTAGCGAAAGATGTCAGCGCCACCTTGCGGCAAATCTTAGCGCAAGACTTCACCTCGGCCAACGTGACTGTGGCAGGCCTAATTGAAACAGGCCACAGCTCTGATCGCAGCGACAACAAGTTGACTGATGTCCTGACCCTGACCCTCTACTGCCAGCAGAATTGACACCGCCCCAAGGGGCATGGCAATTACCTATGGAGTAGCTTCCGGCTTTAGCGTTTCGACAAGCAAGACTTTTGAGAAGCTGCTGGTTGCGGACAAAAATGGCGTCACCACGACCATTCTTTCCAAGTACGTCCGCACCGAAACAACCACAGAAACCATCGGCACAACCTTCGGCGGCTTTGCCATTGGCTCGGATGACGTGCTTAACGCCACCATTACCGCCCAGGTCGACGAGCAACTGATTGAAAGCGGGACTGCCTCCACCGCGCCACCTAGCGTCCGCTTTTACAATCCCCGCGCCGAGGCCTCGGCCACAGTTTTAGGGGCGTTTACGGCCAGCACTTTCACCCTAAACGGCATTACCTTTACTACTCTTTCAGCCGAAAAAAGCGAAACAGCCGGCGATGTGGTCCGCACCTCGATCAGAGGCACGGCCATCAATACTGCCACGCTAGACGGCGACACCGTCACCACTGGCACACACGCCAGCACTTCCACCATCCGCGTTGAGTTGCGACTAAGCAACACGGATTTTGTCCGCAAAACAGTTACCACGGTAGCGTTCGCAGGAACGTAACCAGCTACGGCGATGGATTCGCTGGCCGCTGAAGCGTTCTTAAACGCAACGCATCGAGTTTGCGGACTGCAAATGTTTCCGCTTTCTCTTGGCCACGCTTTCAGCCTAGAAGCCATCTCATCGCCATTCTACCACGGCCAGCTTGGCACAGAGGCTGATCTGCGGCTTGCGGCGTGGATTTGCTCGCGGCCAGGGCTAACCCTGCCAGATATGAACTCATGGGCTTGCCGACTATGGAAGTTGCGCCGGCTTAAATTTGAAAGCGAGGTTGCCCGCTGGAAAACCTATGTGGCCGACTTTTGCGCGCCTCCTCAGATGTGGGCCAAAACAGCCAAGGCAGGGGAGTCACGCGCAGAACCGTCCCGCATACCAAATAGCATCACAACTGTGGTGCGACTAATGCGCCTTGGGATGAGCGAGCCGCAAGCCTGGGCCACCCCGGTTGGCGTGGCGAGCTGGTACGAGGCAGCCTACTTTGAGGCCGAGTGCGGCTCAAACCTTGAGATTGTGACCGACGCCGAGCGCATCGCCATATTGAAAAGCAAAGCAAAAAGGAGGGCGGCATGAGCGAGGTCAGGGTAAAAGTTGTTGCCGAAAACCAGACCAAGACGGGTTTTCAGTCGGCCCTTAACGATGCCAAGGCTTTTGGCCGCGAGGCGACCAAGGCGGCAACGCCCGGAGGCGGGAGCGGCGGGGAAGGCATACGCCGCGCATTAAAGGGGCTTGGCACTGATCTAGCCGCAGCCTCGACACCAGCCGAAGCCTTTCAAGCAGTGGCCACGCGAGTGGCCAGTGCTTTTGGCAAGGTCACAGCAGTCATTGGCGGTTTTGCTATTGGGCAAATTGTCGCCGGCCAATTCAGCAAACTTTCCGAAGGGGTCGCCAATAGCACAAAGAACTTGCAGGAGTTCAACAGCAATTATGCGGCGGTTGCCAATGCCACGACAATGGATGCGGCCATTACTGGTTTTGACCAGTTGCAGCAATCCGTCAAGGCGGCTCAAGCCAACCTTTCAGCTCTTCAGTCTGACTTTGGCGCAGTCATTGCCAATGCACTTACGGGAGGAGCCGCATTTGCCGAAATGGGAGCCGCCATTAAGTCGATGGGCAATGCCGCCGCTTCAGCCCTGTCTGGGTCTGCCGCGCTACAGCTTAAGCAGGCGGAAGAAAGACAAGCCGCAATGGGATCGGGTGGCAGCGCGGCGGTTGATGCTTTGGCCGTTACTCAAGCCAGAGAAAGGGAGCAGGCCGCGCTGCAAGAACGACTAAATAATGCAAAAACGCCACAAGAGGGGCTTTTTATCAGAAACGCAATGGAAGACAACGAGCGGCGGTTTGCTGTTGAAGACAGAACGACCGACGCAGAAAGAGTTGAAAAAGCAAAAGCCGCCTTTGCAGCAGAAAGCAAAAAGACAAGACAGGCCGGAATGTCCACCCAAGAAAAGTTGGACGAGGAAAAAATCACGCAAGAAAAACTGGCGGGGGAAGCAGTCGGGGCAAGTTCTGGCGCAAGATCATTTGCCGAAATTGAAGCACGGGTGCTGGAGATAAACACTAAAATTGAACAAAGCAAACAGCGTCAAATTGCCCTAGAAAACGAACTAGCCAAAGCAGCGGAAGTAGAAGCGCAAAAAAAGAGAACAACCCTTAAGTCTGTTCAGGAGCAAGCGGCAGCCAACCAAAAAGCCGCCATGACTCCGCAGGAGCAAATGGACTTTGAGATGCAGGGGCTGGCCGACTTGGAAGGATTCAGCGGCCCAGGCGTAGAATTGGAAAAGCAGCAGGCAATTAGCCGCATCATGGCCTTGCAGGGCCAGATGGGAAAAGAGGGCGCTTTGACCGGCACATCTGGCGCATCGGGCTTGCAGCGCATCGGATTTGCCTCAAGCGAGTCATTTGACGCTCGCCGCAGGGAAGATCCCAACAAAGAAACCAAAAGGGCAGCAGAGGCTGCAAAATCAATACTGGAAATTCTCAAAAAAGGCGGGCCACTTGTCCTGCCGTCATCCTCTTAATTATGGCACAATTTGAAACAATCGGCGGCGGCTCTACTTTGAGCGGAGACAGGGCGATAATTCGCAAAGTTGTAGTTGGCACGGACGGTGAGGAGATATCAGTACCGAGTTCGCCATCCGGCTATATCTTGACCAATAGCAGCATCACGCAAGAAGCCGGTGGCGTTCAGCGTGCTATTTTTGAGTACACGGCAGCAGCAAGCGAAAGCAGCGCGACCTACAACCAGTATGGCAAGCGCGTTGAGCTAACTGGCGGCACAAGAGAGGTTCCCATTCAGACGCATCCCGCTTTTAAACTTTTGACCGAAACTCAAATAGCTGAAGTTCTGACCAAAATTGAAAACCCGCAACCTGACTTTTGGGCAACATTTGCAGATGAAACGCAGCAACTACTTTACAATTTTTTGCGGCGCAAAGTCGATTACGCTTTAGCTCCAGCTATTGTCGGACGAGTTTCGGAGTTTGAAAGCACGCTGCCGGACCTTTCAATCGTTGCCAAGGTGGCCAACCCTCCCGAGCTTACTGCTCCTGAAGGAAATTTTTGGATCTGCACTTCAGTCACAGCAAGCCCCATTGGCGAAAGATACGAAGTGACTAGAGAGTACACTTTGAACTTTAGCGATTGGGAAGACGTGGAAACGCTTTACGGCTACGAGTAGTATGGCCGATTTCAATTCCATAAGGTTTTTGGCAAACCGACCACTGCTAAATGAGATTTCCGCAGATCGTTTCAACTCGATTCTGGCAGAAATAAAACGCAATAAGCCGCTGCCAGGTCGAGGCATTACTTTACGGCAAGAAGGTCTTGGGGTGAGGGTTGACCTTGCTGCCTCTGTCTTTGGCGGCAGCTCGACGCCCGCCACCACGCAACCTTGGGATCTGGTTGCCCGCGTAGACCCTGACGCCGCACCCGAGGACGCAACACCACCCTACCTTGTCCGCGTGCGCCCTGGCACGGCTAACGGCATCTTGCCTAGCAACTGGGACGAGGAGTTTGAGTATCCCGGCACGGGCTTGTGGTATGCCAAGGCCGTCCTTGCCACGGACGGCGAGGCCATTACTGGCGTGACCATTGAGATCGACGCCACGCCGCCCACTGTGCAGGAGCCGGTGGAGTTTGGCATTGCCGCATCGGTGGAATATCTGTTTGGCCTGTTTTCCGAGGGCAGCGTCTATCGCGTCATCGGGGCGGGGCAAATTGTCCTGCCAACTCGCACCTGGCTAGTGACCAGCGCCAACCCTGTTGCGGCCCCGGGCGAGTCGCCTTACGACATCTATTATCTGCTCGGGCCATGATCGCCTGGACAATCCCACGGGCAAAAGTCCTGACCGGCTACACTGAGGAGACGGCTGGCGACTCAGCCAGCAGCACTGTGAGCAGCGCGCAAACTGTAACAGGAGCCGGAGGAATAACTGTCAGCTTTCCTGCTTCTGGAACCACGACAACAAGCGGAATTTCTTACACAAGCCACGGCGCAAGCGGGTCTACGACTTACTTCAGCTTTTTCTCTAGCCATTCAACTGCCGGAACAAGCGACTCGCCGCTCTATGACCCCACCTCTTCTGCCGAATCTTTTACAACCTCCTCAAGCGGAATCACGACAGCCTCGCTAATTTCTGTTGCCGCGCAAACTAGCACAACCACAACCGCCGAATACACATTTGCGGTCAGCCTGACCACGGCCACCACTGGCTCGGGGTGGTCTTATTCCAGCAGTAGTTTTTTCACGGTTTCAACAGGTGCAACGGAAAACACGACGAGCGCACAAACAGGCACTGTCACCCTAGACGCCACAACCACGAGCAGCACAGTTCTTTCAAGCGGTTTGGCCGATACTATTTTGCAGGCCGCAGGCTCGGAGGTGATTTGGTATTACAGTTCAATCACGAATTGGAGCGGAATAACTGCCGCCACTGACCGCGCTACATCAACTACCCGGCTAACCATTTCGCCACTCGTTGTCTTAACGGCATTGCCAAAGGTCACTGCCAGCACCAGCCAAAGCTCAACCGGGGTGGCGGGCAACTCATCGCACAGCTACAGTTACGCAGACAGCACATACCAGAGCCAATACACAACGACTGCGCCCACTAGCACCATTAGCACCTTTGTTCTTCTTGGAGATTTGCCCAACGAAACGCTGACCTTTACGCCAACCATCGCAAGATCAACTACGGAATCGTTTGGCGTAACTCTCTTCTACAGCGATGCAAGCAATGTGGAGGCCACGGATGCGACCACCCGCGTTTTGAGTTTGGCCACCGTGTCGAACAATGCAACTCCTGGCACGTTTTACAGTGGCTCCCTGCTAACTTGGGACGCGCCACGCACAACGACAACGGCCTACTCGCTCACGACCACCGCGCCGATTGCTTTGTGTGAGGCATCGCAAAGCTCAACCTCTTATACAGTTTCGGGCCAAACTACTGATTCAGACTTCCCCGGTAACGATGAGCGAAGCTCTTTTAGATCGGAGGGCGGATACACCAGCGGCAAAACCATAGACCAAAACACCTATCTGCCGCAGTTGCCCATTTGCGGGCTAACTATGGGAAACATTTTGTCTCAATCCAAATTTGTCCCGAGGGCGGCCAAGGTTGGAACGGCCAGCGGGTATTGGTTTGTCCTAGATGTTTCCGACACGCTTGAGGAAAGAACCTACGTTTACGATGGCCGCTCGTTTCTGACCACTTTGATGCCAACCACAGGGCAGTACGTCACTTACAACAGCGACAGTATTACTTTTACAAAGACCACCCTAATCTCTGGGCAGTCAGCCACGACCACCTCCAGCGCCATTCTGCAAGTGTCGGGCAATTCAACAACAACCGTTTTTGATTCTGGGCCGATTGGCATCTGGGGCGGATCACCGGCAGCGGGCGAAACCTTTGCCAACGTGGCTGGCACAGATGGCGTTTACCGCAACCGCATTGGCGGCGAAACATCATCATTTCGGCGCGGGGCCACAACATTTTCCACCAGCTTGCCGCTATCTTCCTTTTTTCCCATCCAAGGCCTTGGGCCGCCGTTGGGCCAAGACGTTGAGACTCGTCCTTCATTTGGCTACTGGACCGAGGCCCGCAACAGCACGGCACTGCCGCCGACCATGCCGCCTAACGCTTGACACGCCGCCCGCCCGCGAGTGTTAGCCATAGCCACCTACGCAACCCGTTCGTATTTCCACGTCTGGCCGCAGTTCCTCCGGCGCATTGCCGCCGCAGCCGGCCACCACGCCGAGGCGCATTTCATATTAGCCACGGATCAGTCCGACGAGGCAAAAGCGGCCATTGAGGCCGCAAGAGTTGAATTGCCCGAAGGCTGGCGCATCCAAGCTATTGCCCTGCCAATGGAAGACGGCGGTTTTGAGGGCAAGAACTACCAGGTAGACGCGCAAATGCGGATTGCTGCCTTGCAAGGGGCCGCATTCGCCGCAGCCAGGAAGATCCGAGCCACGGCCTTGTGGTCTGTCGAGGCCGACAACCTTGTCCCGCCTGATGCCCTTCGCGTGGCCGAGTGGGCGCTGGCCATGCCAACCGAGGACGGCAGCCCGTTTTACCATGTCGCCGCCGTCACCTACCCCAACGGTCTTTTCCTCGGGGGATGCGGGACGCCACAGCGGCCAATCGAGGAGGACTTCACCGAGAAGGAACGCAAACTCCCGCCCCGCCTTGTCCGCGCACTGGAAGCCTGCCGAGCCCGACTCAAGGACTGCCAGGACAAAGCCATTGGCGAAAAGGAGGGCAAGCGCCTCGGGCGGCTGGCCGAGCGCGTGAAGAAATGCCCGCCGGATGGCAACGTGTTTGAAGTGAGCGGCAAACACGGCTGGCGGCGCAGGGGATGGATGGACTTCGCTTACCCTGGGCTTGGCAGGGGGGCCATCGTCCCGTCTGATTGGTGCGGGTTGGGCTGCACCTTGCTCTCTGCCCGGGCCTTGGCTCTTGCAACCTTTGAAGGCTACCAAGGGCAAGGGACTCAAGACCTGTTCCTTTGCTGGCACAGGTGGAACCCCAACGGGCTCCGCATTGCGGCCATCCCGCACACGGCGGCGGACCATGTGAAGCGGGACGCCAAGGGGGAGGTAGTCCACCACCGGGCTTACCACGAAACCGAAGGCGAGTATCGCGGCCACCTTCGACAACGGCAGCAGCCCTTCATGCCATGTTAGCCCAGCTGCGCCCACTCACCGCCCACCTCGATGAGCGTGGCAGGCTCACCGAGATCCACCGCGCAAGCGATGACGCGCACGGCTTTGGCCAGGCATACATCACCACGGCAGCGGCAGGCGTGGTCAAAGCCTGGCATCGCCATCGGCTGCAAGTAGACCGTTGGTATTGCGTCGCTGGCGCGGCCAAGGTCGGCATTTGGGACGCCGAGGCAATGCGCGGCGAGACGATCATCCTTGCCGCCGACCACCCGCAGCTTTTGGTCATCCCGGCTGGCTTATTCCACGGCTTTACGCCGTGCCACGGCCACCGCGAGGCATCCATTCTCAACTTGCCCTCCCACGAATACGACCCCGCCGATCCAGATGAAGACCGCCGGGGGCCGTTTGCCTTCCCATTTCAATGGGACGTTCAGTCTCGCTGACCCTTTGACACAGGCGACGAGGGCAAGGCCATGCGCGTTTACGTCAACCTCGATTCCCGCGAGTTCGTTGTTTCTCCTGTTTTGTTGCAGCGGGTAAGCACGCTCTTTTTTACACGCCGCGACATCGTGCCTGTCCAAGTTCAGTTTGTGCGCGGTGGGACGGTGGTTGAGTTGGCAGCCGGCGCAACGGGCCAGATGGGGCTTAAAAAGACCTTCGCTGGCTCATTCCTCGCAAATGACGCCTCGTTCACCAAAACCGGCACGGGGACAACCACCGTCTATCAGTTCGACCTCAACCTCAACACCACAAACCTCAACGCGGAATTTCCCTTAGACACCGAGGACTCCATCACCGCAAAAGTGGAAATTGAATGGACGGAAAGCGGAACGACCTCCTCCACGCTGCCGACAAGCGCGACTGTTTTTAACGATGTGATCCGTGGCGGCGAAGGTGTGCCGACGGTGACCGCAGCGGCCTCGTTTAAGCTGCTGGCTCCAGACTCAAGCCTGTGGACCGTGACAATCGACAACGATGGAATTTTGACAGCCAGCAAATAACGAAAGCCTAATGAAACGTCGCCTCTCAATCCTTCTCCTCGCCGCCGCCGCCCTGGCTGCCGCTCCCGCCGCAGGGCAAACGATCAAGAGCTTGGGCTACAACACAACCAACGGACAAGTCGTTTACAGTGGCACAAACGCGCTGACCTTTACCAACCAGCTGCAATTTTCGACCAACGCCCGAGCAGAAACGCGCACCAACTTGGGCGGGACCACGGTGGGCAATGCGGTTTTTACTGCGGCGACAACTAACGCTGCCAGAACTGCTCTTGGTGCAAGCATTGTGGGTGGAAATATATTTACTGTTCCCGAACAGTATCAGGAACTTTATCTCCGAATCAACGCGGACAACACAGTTTCTTCTCTTACTCCGGCAGCCACCCGCACCAACCTCGGCCTCGGCGCAACCAACAACGTCACCTTCAGCAACATCACGGCGGACGGAATTTTGACGGCCAATGACTCGACCGCCACGCCAGCGACCAACGCCGCCGCCGCACAAGGCATTCAGTGGAGCGGCCTCGGCGGCTCGCAGCACGCAGCAATTTATGGCGGCTACCCTGGCACTGCTCAAATTGCTTTGGCCGTCGGGGCCAGCAGCAACGCTCTTTCAGACGTAGCGACCTTCCGCAGCACTGGAATGACGGTTTCCAGCAACGCTGTGGTCGGCGGGACGCTGGCAGTCACCGGCAACGTCACCATGAGCGGCGTCGGCAACACTGCGCCATCGCAGACGGCGAGCAGTGCGTCGAGTCTGATGACGCGGGAGTTGTCCGATTTTCGGTTGTTTGGCCAGTTGGCGTTGCTTGACCAAATTAGGTCAGACATGGGAACAGTTCACTCAACTAATGGAGGAGGAGGGGCCATTGACGTAAATGGCTTTGACCTAACCACCAGCACAAACAGCGCAAGCTCCAGCCTTTATCGCGGTTATTTTGGGTCTAAACAAACATTGTCTGGAACTGGTGGCAACACGGTGTGGCAAGGGCGGGTTGTCGCAGCGTGGTCGTTTAATCGTTTTAGCACTAACGTAGAGGTTCGGATGCAATTTGGGCGAAACGCAAGCGTTACGAACCACGGCCCACTTGATGAGCGAGGAATGGGCATCCGAGTAAACGGTAACAATATGTTTTTTGAAACGCATGACGGAACAACGCTTTTTGAGACAACCAACGCTGTGGCCTTGACGCATAATTTTGGACCGGATGTGTTTTGGGCGGTTTCTGAATCTGGCGTAGCTCGTTTTTATCGTGGCGAAAGCACTTTGCTGGCCACCGTTACCAACAACGTGCCGACAACATTTTCTGCCGCTACCCAAAGGTGGGTCATTAGCATCTCCAACACATCAACTGTAAGCTCTGGGTTCCGAGTCCGCGCCAACCCCGGGTATATTTTGCAACAATAGCCGCATGAAACTCCTCCTCTCCAACAACACCTTAACCCGCTACAGCAACGCGGGAGCATACGCCACCACAACTGCCATCCCGCTTGACGGCGACCTTGCTACAACCGCGCAAACGCTTCTGGCATGGCTGCAAGCCCAACTCGTCGAAGGCGAAAGTGTCGGCCAAGTGTTTCTTGAGCCAGACGGCACACACTCCGACTACGAGACGCAAGTGGACGCCGAAGGCGTAGATACACAGGTCGCCACCAGCACCCGCGCCAAGCTGTCCGCTGCCGTCACCGCCCACGCAGCGCAGGGATCGCGCAGCGTTGTTTACTCAAGCGAGGCGCTGCCCGCCGAATTGCGGGACGGTCTGCTCGCAGCATGGACGGCAATCGAGGGGATGCCGTGAATGCCGTCGACCAGCACCTGTCCACCGTTGAGCGCGGAGTAATCGGCACACTCGCCACCGGGGGCAGTGTGGCCGTTTCTTTTCTGTCGCAGTTTGAGCTTTATCTCCGCATCGGCGGGCTTGTGCTTGGTCTGGCCATCGGCATCGTGACCTTGATGAGCGTGTGGCGCGACTACCAACGCAAAAAATAATATGGCCGCCACGACATACGATTTGCTGATTGAGCAGGGCGCGACTTACAGCCAGGTAATCACCTACAAGGAGGCTGGCGTGGCAGTAAACCTCACCGGCTATACGGCGCGGATGCAGGTGCGGGCCACCTTGGAGTCAGCAAGCACATTGGTCGAACTGACCACGGCCAACAGCCGCATTGCCTTGGGCGGGGCCGCAGGCACGATCACCTTGACCATCTCGGCCACCGACACGGCAGCCCTAACCTCTGGCCGTGGCGTCTACGATCTGGAACTAGTGAGCGGCTCGGGCATCGTCACAAGGCTTTTGCAAGGCGTCTGCACGATTAGCCGCAACGTCACAAGGTAAAGTCATGGCGGCTGAACTCGTCATCGAGGCGTCCACGGCCACCCTAGTTGTTGAAATGCCCTCAACAACGGTCCTTGAGATAGGCGCAACAGGCCCGCAGGGCGCGTCGGCTGTCCTGGCTAATGGCGTGACCTCGGTCACCCTACGCACGGCCACCGGGGCCGAGTTTGCCTTGAGCGTGGACGATGACGGGATGCTGACCACCACGCGGCTATGACGCCTTTGACACCTAGGCGTGAGTCTATGGAAAAAGTCATCGAGCAACTCGGGCAATCTTCAACGTGGCGCGGCCTCATTCTCTTGGCGGGAGCCCTCGGTTGGCAGCTTTCGGAATCTCACAACGAGGCCATCATTGCCGCTGCGCTCGGTCTGGTCGGGCTGATCAACGTCTTCCGTAAAGGCTAATCGTGCGCCAATTCCTTTTGGCGCTGGTCGCGCTCGCCCTCACCGGCTGCGCGGGAACCAAGTTCAATTTAGGCTACGACTTCCAAGCGAAGCGTTTTTTTGCCGAGTTGGAAGCGCCTCTTGAGCCCGGCCTTAAAAAGTGAAACTGATCCAATGGTTAAATCGTTTATTCGCGGCCTCTCCCGCTGGCCCAGCACCGACCTCGCTGAAATCGTCATCGCCATCCAGCGCATCCTGCACGACCGGGCCGAGCACAACAAAGCCAGCAAAGCCGACAAGCCCAAGGTTCAAAGAAAAGCAGCTTAACACCCCGAACGTGTCGGCGGGCAGGCGCATCAAGCCGCAGGCCATTGTCCTCCACCACACGTCTGGCAGCTATGCTGGATCAGTCGCGTGGTGCATGGACCCGATCAGCCGGGTGAGCTACCACGCCATTGTTGGGAAGGACGGCAAGCGCACGGTGCTGGCTGATCCCGACGAGCGCACTTGGCACGCGGGAGTTTCGTCCTGGCGGGGGAAGCGGGATCTGAATAGCTGGGCCATCGGTGCGGCTTTTGAAGGCGACACCAACAAGCGGGAATTGACCGAGCCCGAGATGGCCAGCATGGCGGAATATCTGATGCCGCTGATGAAACGCTACGGACTGACGCTGGCCGACGTGACGGACCACCGCACCGTCTCACCGGGGCGGAAGGATGATTTGGCGGCGGGCCAGTTGGCGCGGTTTAAGGCGTATCTGGCCGCGCAGATGGCATAGCTTTTGCGCCGTAGTTCAAGCGTGGCTTGATCTATTTGCCGCTTTGTATGTCGACGCCATCGACACGTTGCCGGGACGTGTCGAAAAAGAAGTCATTCGTATGCACGTTGCAAACGATGTGGATAGAAAAGGCCACAGTTCTGCACAAGTTTAACGCCACCCCAAGGCAATCGCCATAAACGCGCAGTTCGCGCAGGCATAAAACAGAAAGCACGTTCCGAGGGCTGGCTGGCCTTGGCTCCAGAATCCGTAGGCCGTCCAGAGGTAGCAGGCGGTGGTGATGGCGAGCGGCCAGAACGTCATTTGTCTGCCCGGTGCTGGCCAATGGTCACCTTGCCATCGTTGAGACTAGCCGCCCACCGAACGACGACAGACACCAGACGTTCGTGATCGCGGACGTTCTCCTCGGCCACGCACGGCATGGTGACGTGCGCGAGCTCGTGGGCAACAATGCCAAGGAGGTTGCCAGCAACGGCCTTGGGGTGGAGGTAAACGGTGCGCCGGCGGTAATGTGCCATCCCTTCGCAAAGCTCTTTGCTTGGGGGCCGCTGGATTACCACCCGCCACCATTCGCCGTCGAACTTGAAGCGCATCGAGGCTGGGCCTTTTTTGCGCCTGCGTGGGGTGCTGGCGGGCTTTGCCATACTAAAGCAAGCGGTAGTGCGGGACGGGCCGAGTCTGCGCGGCCAGCTTGATCGTGAAGCTGCGCTTCTCGGCCAGACCCGCTTCGACCATTCGCGCCAGGGAAGTGCTGGTGCTGCATTCGCTGCGGCCTCGGGCTTTCGACAATTCCTTGCAAGTGAACCAACCGGGCGGGACAACCTCGGCCACTACGGTTCCAGCGGCCAGGGCTTTGCACCACCTGGCCAAGTCTGGGTCGGGCTTCGGCTTCATAGCGGCAGCCGGTAGTGGGGATCAAAGACCGCAATGTTCACCGTGCAGTGCGACCCGTTGAAATGCCCGTATGCAGCCGCGTGACGCCACCCGAGGGTCTGCCGGCGGTTGGCCGAGTAGCCTATGTCGAGCTTGATCCCGCAGCCGATATTGTAGCCGATGCTTTTGGCGTGCGTGCGGGCGCTTTCCATAGCCACCCGGTGGGTGTGGCCCATCACCATGCTGCGTCCCGACATCTCGCAAACGTCCCGAGCGGCAGAAACCCCATAAAGCGAGCCGTGGGTAAATCCCGTGTCGCCAAGCATGAAGACGCCTGCCGGGTGGACGCCGACGTATGGCACGACCTGGCACTTGATCTTGCCCATCTCATCCATGATCCGGCCCATGACGTGGCCGGCGGCGTAAGACAGCACGGCATTGGGCGAGTGGGCCAACTCCGTAAGTCTCGCCTCATGGTTCCCGAGTAGGTAGACGTTCGGCTTGAGTGCCTTCAAAAAGGACAAGCCTTGCATCAAATCATCAGCTAGATCGGCGGCATGGTCCGCGCTGTCCGAGTCTTTACGCGCTCCCGAGCGCAGGCATCGGGCGTCAATGGCGTCTCCGAGGTGCAGGGTGAACTGCGGTTTCCACGCTTCTTTGAGGCGAAGCATGGCATCGAGGGCGCGAGGGTCGGCCTCCGCTCCGTGCGTGCAACTGACTGCCAGATATTTTTGCCAGCCTTTGGTCTTGGACGCCACAGTGCGGCGCGCTATGTCAAGTCATATAAAACTGGTTACTTTGTGGTTACGCTCTGAAGCACGCAACCCACAAGCCCCCACACTACCGCTTTTTTACTCTGTTAACATCAACATGGCGTGTGGGTGAAAAATAATTTCAAAAAGTAACCAGAAAGTAACCACTATTCCGAATCTATGTTATCACCCAACTTTCTCAATTTCCTGTGTCGGACGGCACTACTTTGCACCCTAAAACACTAGGAGTGTAGATTCGACCCCCTCCGCCGGCATCTTACAAATCAACGACTTACAGAATTTGAGCAAGGAAAGTAACCAGTTTTGAACCACTCGGTTGCGGCCTTCCTCTCTTGAAATTCTAGGTAGTGCTTGCGGACGATGGCCTCGCTGTTGCCCATTTCTAAAGCAACTTGGGAGGCCGATTTGACCGCCGCGCAGCGGTAGGAACCGAAAGAATGTCTCAACCCGTTTTTGACCCAGAACGCGCCTTTCCTCCGAACCCGCTTGGCCAAGTTGTCGATGCGATCTTGCGGTGCAACCATGTTGCCCGGCTGCGGCTCGCTTTTGCGTATCCACGTTGCCAGTGCGGGAAGAATGGGAACCAGCCGGCGGCGTTTTGTCTTACAGATTTCGGGCCGCACCTCGATGTGCTTCCTGCCGAGCTTGATGTCCTCCCACCTTAAGCCTTGGATCTCCTCAGTCCGAAGGCCCGCAAGTCCGCCGATAGCCAGACCGAGCCGCCATTCCACAGGCGCAACGGCAAGCAGGGCGCGAAACTGCTTGGGCGAGTAGATCGCCACGGGCTTTGCGTCCAAAGTCTTTGAGTGCGTGCGCTCGGGAGCGGTCATGCCGTCAGGAATCAAGGCCGACTTGCGCGCCCAGGAGAAGAAGCTGACCAGCGCCGTTCGCACATTGTTGTGGCGGCGTGGCCCAACAGGCAGCCGGTCAAGGTAGTCGCGGATCTGGTCGGCGGTCACCTCGGTCATTCGGCAAGGGTGGGCCTTGGCAAACTTTGCAAGGTCGGAGGCCACGATGCGCGTCTCCTGAACCTTGCGGTCTTTGAGGTGTGCCATGTAGCGGGTCACGGCCTCGGCAACCTTGGGCGACTTAAGGCGGGTGGCTCGCCATTGCTGGAACTCGGAGAGGAGGGCGGGGCTTACGTCGGCAAGATCGGCCTTGCCGGCGCGCATGGCCTTTAGTTGGGCGCGGGCCTTATCGCGGGCGCGGTCTAAGTCGCGGGCGGTGCAGAGCGTACGTCTGCCGGCCTTGTGCGCGTGCCACTTCCATCTTCCGTCTGAGCCAAGCCAGAGCCTAGCCGACATATTACCAACCGTAACCGAGTCGCTTCGTATCACGTTGATATCAAAGAGTTAACGCTTGGGGGGGGGGGGGGGGGAGAGCGTTTTTACACCCCACGTTTAA